ACGGTAAAGCGGTGATGCAGTGAAGGGGATAGGAAAAAGGTACTATGAAAATGAGACTAAATAACTATATAAACCTATAATAAAGTGTGTTACTATAATAGTGTCGAAAGACAAATAAACAAAAAGTGAGGTAATAAATATGTTTACAGACAGAGTTAATTTAATGAAGGTAGATGATTATGATTACGTTGAAAGCATTAGTAAATTTTTAAGTGGAGAGTTTACTAATAAATATAAGGAACTTTTACCTTATAATACTCGATTGAGTGTTTATCCTATTAATATTTATGATGAAAACTTATCATCAAAATCGTTTATACATGTAGATTTAGTCTTTAAGGATGCTTACGGAAGAAGTATTGCTGCTGATAATGTATGCAACATTCCTTTTTCATATTTTAGAAATAATGTTATCGTTGAGGAGTCACCAATAGAATTAAAAACAGTTCTTAAATGTTCAGACGAACTTGATAATTTTATTAAAGGAGAATTGATAACAAAAACCACACACTAGAGATAATAATTAGTTTATAATTTGTTCACAAAATGTTTACAATTTTCTTGTTGCAAAAGTAAACATAAGAGTTTATACTTATTATATAAGAACGAAAGAGAGGTGACGCTATGATATGAATGTTCATAGTCGTAGTACTAATTTATGTTTATTTGGAACTAAGCAAAAATAATTTAAGAAAGTGATAATGAGGTGATTAATTATGAGTTATGATAATTCAGGTTTTATTGTAGTAGTTGGTTTGGCATTAGCTTTTGCAGTTTGGCTTTACCAAAAGGGTGTGAAGTATATGAACAATAAATATTATGATTATCCGACAAAAAAGGACTTTAACAAGAATTATGATATTATACTAGATAAAGAAAATGAAAGACGAAAAGCGATACTTGAAGAAGAAAAAAATGCGTACAAGGTACTTTTTGAAAGTCTTATTGAAGATGCTCTATTGAAGATAGTTACATATCCTAATCAGTTTGACGTTGAAATAGACAAGCCTTATGAGTATTGTAGAAAACTTTATAATAAGATATTAAATCGTTGTGAAGATACAAAATATGTAGAAGAACTATTGTGTGAGGAAATGCTTGATACTTTAGTTACTAGACTTATAAACAATAAGAACGAGATTGATGGTTATAATTCGGATTACTTAATACTAGAGCCTGAATATTTCTCGGTATCAGCAAAAAAGAAAGATGGTTTAAATCGTTACCAAGTTACATTAAGATATGATGGTTTTAAGTTTGATGACAGATTTAAAGATATGCATTTTGCAGATTACGGTTGGGATAACGATAAAATAGAAGCTAGTTTTGATATTGATGCTTATTCACTTATTAGTGATGCAAATTTGTATTTCAAAACAGGTGATATTAATTATTATATTAAGTGGTTAGATGCACAACTTAGATACTTATTAACAAAAGACGCAGAAAAGAGAGGTTTTTAATTATGACAATGGTAAGAAGAAACGTAGAAAATATTATGCTAAAAGCATTTGAAGAAGCAGTATTAGATTCTGAAATTCAGACACTTGCAATTAATCTTATTAAGAGCTTAAAAAAAGAGCGATTTTTCTATTTAACACATAATCCTGAGCATTATAGAGTTGGCGGTAGAATAGCAGAAACGGGAGAATATCAGTTTTATGTGAAATATGATGGTTTTAAGTATGATGAGCGATTTAAAGATTTAGACTTTGGTGATGTAGATTACATTGAAACAAAAATTACTGTTGTTGATGTGATGCCATTCATAGTTGGAACAATAGCTTTTGATTATACTGATGCTAGTTTATATATGCTTAATCTTGAACAAACAGTGCTTGATTTAGTAAAAGAAGTAAAGAGAGGTAATTAATTATGAGAAACTTAGACGATATTATGACAGATTACAGAACAACAACATCTTACATTTTTGGTAAGTTATTAAGAGAAGAAATGACAATGGAACAGGCAGTTGAAGAAACAAGAAAACAAGACGTTATCTTTAAAAGACGTTTATTAGAACTCATTAACAGAGCAGTTAGTGAAAAGGAAGGGGGTGAAGAATAATGGTAGCATTAAATATTAATCCAGTATCTTATTTGCTTTTAATTTTGATTGCTGAACTTCAAAATGCTTCACGAATTGATTTAATTAATATATCAGTTTCAAATATTATGAAGTTTGAAGAAACGGATGATGTAAAAGCATTAACGTCTGAATATCTATGGGATAAGATTGATGACAGTTGCAAGTTATGTAAACGATATGTCATTACAAACAACTACTCAAGATTAAGGAAGGAAAAAAGACATTTACTTAAACGATTAAATGAACAGATTGTTTATGTAAATGGTGCTAAAATTGGTACTAAGGTACTACAAAATTAGTACCAAAAAGTTCTTCTAAAACAACAAAAATGTGATATAATTAAATAAGAAAGGGATAGGGAGCCAATTAAAAACTATAACAATTGTGGCTCCCTTTGGTGATTAATATGGCAAGTTTTAATAGTGTAATTAAAGGATTATTTAAGGTAGGAAAGACAATTAAAAAGGCTTTCTCAGGTAACAAGAATAAGAAAAAGACTTCACCTATTAAAAGAAGTAACAATTTACAGAACAGAATTGATAAGGTAACAAATAACATTCCTCAGCAGCAGAAAGAATTAAATCTTGATATTCTTGATATTATTAACACTAAGAGCAAGAACAGAGCAATTGAGCAGACAGAAAAAGTTTTAAACAATCAGCCTGTTGGTTTAACTAAGGATGAAATCGAAGCAAAGTCTTATGATATTAGACGACCAAACAAAGCTGAAAAGAAGTTAGTTAAGCATAAGTTACTCAAAGGTGATATTGATTTATCTGATGTTAAAGTAAATACACCAGAAAGTAACAGTAACGTGACTGGCGATTATGATTTAGATGCAATGTTTGGCGAAACAAGTAATGTAACAAGCGATTATGATTTAAACGGAATGTTTGATGAAGTTAGTCAGACAGAAACAACAGATGATGTTGTAGATGAAGAAATGCTTGACTTGTTTCGTGATGGAGCGAAAGAAATTAATAGACATGCAGATGGATTTGATTATTTAGACGCTTTAGAAGATGCTTCTCAGCCACAAGACGGTACAATTGATTGGGATAACGATGTAGCTTCTCAGCCTGAAGTTTCATCAGCAGTAATTGAGGAGTTCTTAGGAGCAGTCAAGACAGTTGGTTTAGATAGTGAGTCAGCAGACTATACAATCAATTTTACCATGAATATGATTAGAAATTATGGTATGATAGAAGTTGCACAGTTTATCACAAGTAGACCTGATATTGTAACATTAGTACATCAGAACAATAATCATTATAGAGAAGTATTCGCTGATTATCGTGATGATATGGCTGATTATATTAGAGATTTATATAGTGGACTTAGTGGTTTTGTTGACGAAGATGAATTTAAAGAAGTTAAGAAAGGCAATTTCGCAAGAGGTTGGGAATTTGAAGGAAATATGTCAAAAGTAAAAAGCTTTGACCCTCATTGGAGAAAATGGGAAGATTGGAATTAAAAAAAAAGGAGATAGATAAAATGAAACGATTAGTAACATTAGTTGGTGATTTACAGTCAGTTATAACAGAGAAAGATAATAAACAATATGGTGATGTTTGGGCAAGTACTTTATCAGCACTTGTCCAACAGGATAACCATGTAGTGTTTACATCATTAGAAGAAACATTTAATTATCTTAAAGCTAGACCTGATTTTAATTACAGTATTTATTATCACAATTTAACTTACAACGCACCATTCATTATCAACTATCTTTATAGTAATGGATACTTTTCAGTTCCATTTAACACAAAGTTTGCTGATATGAAAGGAAAACAGTTTTCTTGTTTAATTAGTGATGATGGTAATTGGTATAAGATAACTATTAAGTTAGGTAGACAGTTTGTTTCGATATATGACTCTAAGAATTTATTACCTTTTTCATTATCTGAGATAGCTGATGGTTTTAAAACTAGTCATAAGCTCATTTCTTTAAGTAATAAAGGCAGACAAAAGGGAATTATTAGTGAAGAAGAAAAGAACATTTTAGGTAATAATATTCAGATATTAAGAGAAGCTTTATTCTCATTTATGCAAGAAGGACACAAAGGAATGACTATTGGTTCTTGTTGTTTAAGAGAATATAAGTCAATTATGGGAGAGGATAGATTTAATAAATATTTCCCTAATTTATCAGATATTAACATTGGTAATGAAAGTGCTGATAGCTTTATCAGAGAGTCCTATTTAGGTGGTTGGTGTTACGTTAAAGAAGGTTGTGAAAATAAAGTATTTGGTAACGGATTAACTATTGACGCTACAAGTTTATATCCTAGTCAAATGCACTCATCAAGTGGTAACTATTATCCTGTTGGCGAACCTCACGAGTTTACAAAGAAGGAATTGTCTAAGATGATGGAAACACCATTAAGCGAGAAATACTTCTTTATTAAATTCACTTGTGGTTTTGATGTTAAACCTAATCATTTACCATTTGTTAGAATAAAGAATAATGATATTGTTTATTATGGTGACAAGGCTCTATCTACTTCTAAGATTAAGGGTAAAAGGTTCTTTGTTACTTCTGATGGTGAAGTTAGAGATACAAACGAACTTGAATTTACAATGACTTGTGTTGACTTTAAATTATTCTTAGAGCATTATAACGTATATGACTTTAAGTTCATTAAGGGCTTATGGTTTAATACAGAGATTGGTTTATTTGACGAATATATTGATAAGTATGCTTCGATTAAACGTGTTTCAAAAGGAGCTAAGAGAATGCTAGCTAAGTTATTCCTTAACAATTTATCAGGACAATTTGGCAAAAAACCTAAAGATAAAGTAACAGCCACTATGAGAGATAATGAATTAGGATATAAGACAAAGAAAATTAAGAGTGAAAAGATTAAGACTGTTAATATTGCGGTTGCTAGTGCTATTACAAGTTATGGTAGAAACTTTACAATTCGTCACGCTCAGGAGAACTATGACCACTTTATCTATTCTGATACAGATAGTTTACACTGTGATTGTGCAGAAGAAGATTTAATCAATATTGACATTCATCCTACTAACCTTAATTGTTGGAAGATTGAAGCCTATTGGAACGAAGCAAAGTTTATCAGAAGAAAGTGTTATGTTGAACGTATTTATAAAGAAGGCGATAAAGAAGTATTACCTTATTATAATGTTGTAGCAAGTGGAATGGGAGAGAGATGTAAAGAGCTAGTAGCAATATCATTAACTTGTGATAGTGAGCAAGAAAGATTATCATATGCTTTAACAGATAGAGAACGTAATTTCTTAAAGGATAAGAGAACAGTTGATGATTTTGCAATAGGTTTAAGTGTTCCATCAAAGATATTACCTAGAACTATTAAGGGTGGTGTCGTGTTTGAAGATTTTGATTTTACTATAAGATAACATAGGACAGGGTAAAAGCCCTGTTCTTTTGTTACGACTTGACTTTATTAGTTTAAAGTGTTACTATAATAAAGAAAGGATGGTGATAAGGCATGGCAAAATATTACGATGGAACGAAGATATTAAGCCTTAAAGATTTAGATGGTGAAAGACCTGAAATTTATTTAGTACAAACAAACAGAACAGGTGGTAAAACAACATACTTTTCTAGGCTACTGGTTAACAGATTTAAAAAGAATGGTGATAAATTTTGCTTGCTTTATCGCTTTTCCTATGAGTTAAGTGATGTTTCAACAAAGTTCTTTAAGGATATAAACGGATTGTTTTTCCCTGAAGATGAAATGACACATGAAATGTTTTGTAAAGGAAAGTTTGCAAGATTGTTTCTAAATGGAGAAGAATGTGGTTACGCAATAGCTATGAATGATGCTGATATGGTTAAGAAGTATTCTCATTTCTTTAGTGATGTTCAGTCAATGTTCTTTGATGAATTTCAGTCAGAAACTAATCATTATTGTTATGATGAATTAAACAAGTTTCAATCAATTCATACATCAATTGCGAGAGGTCAAGGAGAACAGAGTAGATATGTTCCTGTTTATATGTGTTCCAATAGTGTAACAATTCTTAATCCATATTATACTCAGTTTAAGATTGCAAGTAGATTAAGACCTGATACGAAGTTTTTAAGAGGTCACGGTTGGGTATTAGAAGCAGGCTTTATTAAGTCAGCCCAAGAAGCTGCTAAAAAGAGTGGTTTCAATAGAGCATTTGAAGGTTCATCATATCAACAGTTTGCAACAGAAAGCAAATACTTAAATGATAACTCAGCCTTTGTTGAGAAGATGAGTGGAAACTTTATTTATTGGGCTACATTATTATATGGTGGTAAAGCCTTTTCCGTGAAAGAAATGAGAGAAACGGGTCTTGTCTATATAGATACAAGTGTAGATACAACATGTAAATTAACAATATCATTAAGCGATACAGATTTTAGAATTAATTCTGTCATGGTTCAACGTAATCATGCTTTAATGACTACACTAAGAACTTTCTTTAGAGCAGGTAGAGTTAGATTTAAGAACCTTGAAGCTAAGGAATGTTTTATTGCTGGTATAGGTATTTACTAATAACTTTGCTGATTAGTTGGCTAGGGGACTAACATTGAAATATATGCCTAGTTGACTTGCTAGTAGTGTTAGAGTCAGTAAATTATTAGTTAAAAATACATCGTGGGTGTGAATGTATGTTCCACCCACTGTTTTTATGAGACTTGACTTTATTGTTTTAAAGTGTTACTATAATAAAGGAAGTTAACAAATGACGCAGAGTAGAGAAATTGGGAAACTCGCTAGAGTCATAATCTAGAGATTGCAGGTTCGAATCCTGTCTCTGCTACTTTGAAAGGATGGTGAGCTAAATGGCTTGGATGTGTAAACCCGCACATGGTTATGAAGAAAATTCAGATGAAGCAAAACAAAACATGTTTGAGTTTAAGCGTTGTATGGAAAGCGAATGGACTATATATGCAATAGCAGGAGCATTAGGAAACATAGCTCACGAATCAGCTTTCAATCCTTGGAGATGGCAAGGTGATAAAGTTAATTACAGAATGGGTTATGGACTTGTTCAATTTACACCAGCTTCAGGTTATATTAATGGTTTTGATAACTATGCTAACCTATCAACAAGCGGTGTATCAGGTGGCAGACCAGAGGATGGTGATTGCCAATGTGCTGTTTTAATTAATGATGGTATGGGTAAATGGCAAGACAGAGCATATAAAAATCATTGGTACGATTTATCAGGATATGCAGATTTTTCAGCATTTAAACAAGTCGATAACCTATATGATGCAACAATGGCTTTCCTATTCAATTATGAAGGAAACGGAGCTGTTCAATCAGAAGATGAAGCACGACAAAGAGAAGATTTTGAAGGTCGTTACGCGTCAGCTCTAAATTGTTACGAGATATTAACAGGAAGTGAGCCACCTGACCCACCAACACCGCCTGACCCACCAACACCACCAACACCACCAACACCCACACAAAGAAGTGGATGGGGAGTGTTCGAATATCTAGGTTTATTATACAGATAGAAAGGGGGAATAAACATGAGTGCAACAGAAGTAGTTCAGTTAATTCAGACAGTAGGTTTTCCTATTGTAGCTTGTTTACTATTAGGCTATTGGCTTAAATATAGAGAAGATAAGAACAGTGAGTTCGTTTCTAATACTCTTGAAAGTGTTAGACAGGCAATCGAGAATAACACAATGGTTTTGACAAAGCTCATTGCTAAAATGGGTAAAGATGAAGACGAGAAAGGAGAATAGTTATGCAGATAGCAAAGAATGATTTTATTGAGGTTATCGCTCCTATTATTATTAAGAAGTGTAAAGAAAGAGGATATGGCGTTCCTAGTGCAATTATTGCTCAGGCAATTAATGAAAGCGGCTGGGGTCAGTCAAGTCTAGCATCAGTTTATAACAATTACTTTGGTATGAAGTGCGGTGGTTCATGGAGAGGTAAATCTGTCAACATGGCTACACAAGAAGAATATGAAGTAGGAGTTATGACAGACATTAGTGCTAACTTTAGAGCATATGATAGCATTGAAGAAGGAATTGATGGCTACTTTGATTTTATCAATTATGATAGATACAAAGCAGTTAGAGAAAGCTCAAATTACAGAGATTATATCACTAACTTAAAGAATTGTGGTTATGCAACATCTAGTCAATATGTTAATAACTTAATTGCAATTGTTGAAAGTTGTGGTTTATCTAAATATGATGAACAGGAAACAGTAGCAGAACCTATTGTTGAAGTTCCTGTTGAACAACCAAACACAGACATTTATGAGGTACAGAGTGGTGATACTCTTTCAGCATTAGCTCAGAGATTTAATACAACTGTTGACAATCTTGTTGCGTTGAATGGTATTAAAAACCCTAATCTTATCTACACAGGTCAGAAGCTTAGAGTATGTGGCGAAGTCCCTACCAATGAAGTGGTGACATATGATGTAGTAGCAGGCGATACATTATGGGGTATTGCTCAGAGATTTGGTACAACAGTTCAGCATCTAGTTGATGTTAATGGTATTGCTAATCCTGACTTAATATATGTTGGTCAGAAATTAACTATTTAAGAAAGGAAGGTGTTTTATTATGGCAGTACTTACACATGACGCTCTTTTAGGCGTAGTAAAAGAACTGATTGGTGATAGAGATGATGACAGAGCTTTAGAGATACTTGGTGATGTTACAGACACTATATCAGGTTCAGAAGATTGGAAAGCTAAGTATGAGGAAAATGACTCAGCTTGGAGAAAGAAATATCGTGACCGCTTCTTTGCACCTACTGATGACGAGAAAGTTCCTGAGTCGGAAGTAGCAGAAGAAGTCGTAGAGGAAACAGAAGGAACAGAGATTAAGACTTTCGATGAATTATTCGAGGTCGAGGAATAAGAAAGGTGGTAATTAATTATGGCTAAGAAAGTAGCAGTATCAAAGTTAAATGCAAGAACTATTGATATTTTAAACACAATCAGAACAACAGCTTCGGCTAACTATCAGGCATCGGTACCTGAGATTTCAACAGAACAGGAAGTAGTTAAAGTCGGTGATATTCTTATGGGCTATCCTGCACTTGCTAATGAGTTCCTTAGTTCTTTAATGAACAGAATCGCACTTGTTTCTATCAAGTCCGCTATGTTCAATAATAAGTATAAGGAGTTAAAGAAAGGTTACATCGAGAACGGTGAAACAATTGAGGAAGTATTCATTGAACTTGCTAAGGCTCGTGAATTTAACGTAGACAAGGCTCAGGCTAGAGAATTTGCTAGAACATTACCTGACGTTAGAACAGCTTTCCATTCACTTAATTGGAAGGTTCAGTATCCTTTAACAATTGAATACGAAACACTTAGACAGGCATTTACATCAGCAGATGGTGTAACAGAAATGATTTCACGTCTTACAGCAACTCTTACACAGGCAGCTGAATATGATGAGTTCTTACTATTTAAGTACTTAATCATTAAGGGTGTAACATCAGGCAAGATGAAGCCACTCTCAGTAGGTGATGTAGCTAATTTAAAGAACGTAGCTTCTAAGTTTAAGAAAGCTTCTAATGACTTAACATTTATGTCTACTCAGTACAATACAGAGCATGTTCATACAGTTACAGAAAAGAATGACCAGTACTTATTTATGACATCTGAACTTGATGCTAAGTACGATATTGAAGTATTAGCTAATGCTTTCAACATGGATAAGGCAACATTCTCAGGTCATCAGTTTATCATTGATGATTTCACAACTTTCGATAATGACAGATTTGATGTTATCAGAGCTAATTCATCTATGATTGAGGAAGTCACACAAGAAGAACTTGATATGATGGCTGATGTTGGTGCAGTACTTGTTGATAAGGAATGGTTCCAAGTTTATGATAACTTAACAGTTATGACAGAGACACAGGTTAATTCAGGTCTTTACGTTAACTATAACTTAGATGTATGGAAGACTATTTCAATCTCACCATTCTCTAACGCTATTGCTTTCGTAAAAGATGGTACATCAATCGTAGCACCTGCAACATTAACTGCTAAGATTTCAGCTATTGATAAAAATGATTACGCAACAGTTTATACAATTGAACCTGAAATTGATGATACATTCATCGGTGATGTTCAGTTCGTTGCAACTGAAGACCAGACAAAAAAGGCTATTGCAGTTCATAGATACGGTGCTTATATCGTACCTGCTTCTGATGAAAGTGCTTCATTCACACCTGAATTTAAATTAGCAAGCTCATCATATGTTGGTGGTGCTATTACTAAGGCTAGTGTTAAGGTTGGGGATACAGTAACATTCACTAAGCAGTAGTTGACTAGGTGGGGAGAGTTAATCTCTCCTCACCATTTTTATTAAATAGAAAGGTGGTAGTTAAAATGATACCAAATTCGGAGATATGGATTATAAATGGTGTTCCTATAACATCAGACTACGAACATTCTTTATGGTTCGCAAATAGAAATGAACAAATTGATTATTATAAAAATCATGCTAATGTTCATATAACTAATATGAGCTATGCAAGAACAGGTGCTAATTCGTTAAAGGTTGAAGTTCCTTTATCATCTATTGTTAATGCTAATTATTTAATGTTCATTAATCCTAATTATGAAAATAAATATTTCTTTGCCTTTATAAATAAGGTTGAGTATATTTCAGATACAACAACTCAAATTATTTATACTATGGATTGGTTACAGTCTTATATCACAAGTTTACAGTTTGGTCAATGCTTCGTTGAACGTGAACATGTTGCCAATGACCAAAACAATTTCTGTCCTGAAGGTTTAGAAACAGGCGATTATATAACTTATCAATTCATAGAAGATTTTGGTGATATGATGACTCAGGGTTATGCTATATGTGTTAATATGGCACCGCCTTTCAATAGAAGTATTTCTATTGGTGGTCAAAATGTTAATTTTAGAAGCAACTTTTCTGAATTATATGATGACGGTCTAATTGGTAAGATAGCAAATGTTCCTGATACTTTGGTGCATGTTTATTTCACTACAAGTAATGATGGTTTAAATATTTTTTATAATTTCTTATCAACTTTAACAACAGAAAATCTATTAGATAGTATAGCTTCTATTACATTAATTCCAAAAGGTGCATTTAACCGTTTTCCTACTGAAGAATGGTATATATCAGGTAAAGATACTAGTGAAGTTAGATATAACGCTTATGTTACTTATCATAGAAATACATTTTTTAATAATTGGATTCCACGTAACGAAAAACTATATTCTTTCCCTTATATCTATTTGGAAATTAGTAACAATGAGGGTGAAAAGACTACATTTAAACTTGAAGATTTACGAGTAGAACACAATGAAATTATGTTCACTATAAGAGGTTCTGTTGCTAGTTCAGGTGATTTCGTTGTATATCCTAGAGACGGTTATCAAAATCAAGGTACAATTGCTTGGGATGATAGATTAGGTTTAAAAATAGGACAGATTATTCCTTTTTCTAATGATGTTTATAAAGCTTGGTTAGTTAATAATAAAGCAACTAATAATCTTTCTTTAGCTCAGGGAATTGCAACCGCAGGAACAGGTGCTTTAATGCTTGGTACATCAGTAGTTAATCCAGCTTTAGCTATGTCAGGTTCTAGTATGTTAGTTAGTGGTGGTGAAGGTGTGTTTAATGCTCTTAATCAAAGAGAAGTAGCTAAAATGCAACCTAATTCCGCTAAAGGTACATCTACTCCTAGTGCATCAATTGGTGCTAGTATGACTAAGTTCTCTGTGTGTCTTAAAGGTATTAGACCTGAAGTTGCTAAACGTATAGATGATTATTTCACTACTTATGGTTATAAAGTTAATGACAATAAAATTCCTAGTTTACATAACAGAAGTCGTTTCACTTATGTTAAGACTAGAGGTTGTATTATTAAGTCAGAATTACCAACAGTAGCTAGAGATAAGATTTGTGCCATAATGAATAAGGGTTGTACTTTCTGGGTTGGTCATGCTAATGGTACAGATTCAGTTGGCGACTATTCAAGCAATAATATTCCGCTTGGTGAAATAGGCTAAAAGAAAGGATGGTGAAATAAATGGGAAGAACAAAAAGAATTAAATCAAGAGCAATAGACATGTATCAGTCAACATATATTAATCACTTTGAACGTCTTAAAGAAATAGCTCAGTCCGTTTTTAAATGGAATAATTTGCCTGAGGAAATTGACGAGCGTTATCTTGAACGTGCATTAGTTTATAATAATGTTGGTGTGTTCTTTTATGATGAGGGCTTAGAGGAACATCTATTTACTAAATGTAACATAAATGGTCAGCTAGATATATATGATAATCCTGTTAATATTTGTGCCATTGCTAATAACGGTTATTTTAGACAATTAGTTAACGGTAAAGATGCTTGTGTAATATATGATAACATGGGTAGGTATCCTATCTTAACCGCTATTGATAACTATGCTAAACGATTAACAGAAGTTGATATGGCAATAGACATTAATACTTATGCACAGAAAACACCTCTATTGTTAACTTGTTCAGATAAACAAAAGGCTACTATGTTACAGCTATACGAGAAGTATGATGGTAATGAACCTGTTATCTTTGGTTACAAAGACTTAGAAGATATGAACAAGATAGGTGCAATTAGAACAGATGCCCCTTATCTAATTGATAAATTAAGAGACGAAAAGATTGCTTTATGGAACGAAGCTTTAACTATGTTAGGTGTTCCTAATACCGCTATTGAAAAGGGTGAGCGTCTTATTCGTGATGAAGTTGCTCAACAGAATGGTGGTATTCTTGCTAGTAGACGTAGTAGACTTAAAGCTAGACAAGAAGCATGTAAGCGTATTAATAAGTTATTTGGGCTTAATATAAGCGTTGAATTTGATGAGGTAGGCGATGATACGGTTTCTGATAAAAAGTCTGAATATGGACAATATAAGGACATTCAGAAGCCTGATATAGACGCTAAAGAAGGGGGTGCTAATAATGAGCGAGTATAGTATTCAGTTACGTTATGTTTGTGAAAGTGTTAGCGGTCTTAGTGAAAGCGTGTGTGCGGTAACAGATATTAATTCTGTTATTGCTACCGCTATCACAAAACTAATTGATAACGATATTATGTTTAAAGACGCTGATTACACTAAAGCATTATTAAAGAAGATTTTTACACATTATTATTTTAGAGAGATTGGTGCTGAAACACCCGCTATGTTTAGGTTTTATCTTAATTCAAAGTTAAGAGAGATAATGCCTTATTATAACAAGTTGTATAAGCTACAAGATGAAATGATTGACAAAGAATTTATTGATGAAGCAACAAAAGAACATTCAGTTAATAATTATTCAACTGATAGTAATTCAACATCAACTAATCAGTCTACAACTAATAATACAACTAATTCGGTATCTAAGTTTAGTGATACACCACAAAATATGTTGTCTAATGTTATAGATAATAAATATTTAACAACCGCTAATATTGATGATGTTACTGCTAATGGTGGTGGTACTAGTTCAGGTAATACAACTAATCATGCGACTTCATCAAATATCAATGATGCAACTAAAGACAACCGAAACCGCAACATGATTGATATTTACAATGATTACAAAATGTTGTATAATAATATAGACCTAGATATAATCAACCAACTTGAAGAATTATTCATGCAAGTTTGGTAGAAAGGGGTGAAATTATGATAACTAAATTCAACGATTGGCATATTATAAACAGGACACTTCCAACTGCTTATGATGAATCGTTAACTTATTTGGAAGCAATACAAAAGCTTATTGCTGAAACTAATGAGGTTATTGACGAAATTAATGCTTTGCAGACTGAATGGGAAAACGAAAAAACTGAAATAGAAAGCTTTAAAGTTCGTGTTAATGAAATTGAGATTAAAGTTAGAACATTTGAAGCTGAAATCAATGCTAAGTTTACTCAGTTTAAAGATGAAACTAGTGCAGAACTTCAAGAAAAGTTTAATAATTTAGTCGCAGATATTAATTTACGAATGGCTAACTTAGAGAATAAGCTTAATGGTGACATAGAGGAAATTAGAAACTCTACTACATCAACTTTGACAGAAATGAGAGCTGAAATATTAGCTTTCAAAACATCAATGATTGCTTATACTGATAGCAAAGTTGAATCTCTTGAAATGAAACATAATAGAGATATGGCTGCTGTTAATGAGCGAATTGATAATATTATCTTCGAATATCCTGATATATTAAATCCAATGACAGGACGTTATGATTCTATTCAAAAGGTAATTGAAGACCTTTATTCTATGGCTAGAACTAATGGTATTACTGCTAGTGAATTTGATAATCTCGTTATTACTTGTGCAATATTCGATGATAAACAAATTACAGCGTCAGCATTTGATACTGATGGTAAAAACTTATTAAATTAGTTAATTAAAAGAAAGGAAGGTGTTTTATTATGGCACACACAAACAGTACAGCGAACTATAATCTACCACAGTGGATTGGTTCTGATAAGCCAACATTTTTAGGCGATTTAAATAGTGCATTTACAGAAATTGACTCACAATTAAAGGTAAATGCAGACAACACTTTGCAAGTTGTTGATGATATTGAATCAACAAAAACTCTTGCAACAACAAACAAATCTAATCTTGAAGCTCTTACTCAAAAAGTTGCTGATGCAGAAGGTAGTATTACAGAAACTAATGCTAAAGTTACAGCTAATGAAACTTCTATTAGTTCTCTTACAGAAACTTTAACTGGTTTAAATACTGCTATTCAAGGCAAACAGGATAAAATTACAGGTGCAGCTACTAGTATTTTAACTACTAATCTTACTACTGATAAGGTTTTAGTATCTGATAGTAATGGTAAAGTATCTAATTCTAGTGTTTCAGCATCAGAATTAGGTGTATTATCAGGAATTAGTGTATCAATACCATTAAAATATCAAATTAAGTATATATATGATTTAAGAGAACTTGCTTTTAAACAAAATATTACTACTAGTGATTCCGTAGTTGCAATTAATACATTATTTTCTTCTTTTAAATATTTAATTTTTGTATTATATAATAACGCTAATGAAATTGTTGATAATGTTATGATTCCTACTAGCGAATTTGAAGCTCACAATCTTTACTTAAAAACAGTAGGTTATGAATCACCTGTTGGTACGGATTTAATACTTGTTTCACGTATAGATGATAGAAGATTTAGCGTAAGAAGCATGAATGGTTGGAAAACATCTGTTAGAGTCTATGGATATTGTTATCCATTTCAAGATGCTCAGCCTGACACTGGTGAAATTGCCTAAACTCTATTTTGCATCATAATATGTATCAGAAAGGCACGTTACTTAATTGTAGCGTGTCTTTTCTTTATCTCTTTAATGTTTCACCCCTTCACTGCATCACCGCTTTACCGTACGAAAGCGATTCAGCATACCCCTCTGAGACGCTGTAATTTGTCCATATAGACGTTTTCTGTTTTAGGCAACAAATTGACCATTTAACGATAGAAAGGCTCTCTATGAAACAAATAGACCTATAGTTGTAATGTCACGCCCCTTTGCAACCTAATCATACAGATAAATACTGTTGCGTTGTAATGTGACAGAGTGCGTATCATATTATGTTCCCGGTGTCCTGATTCATAAGACACGCTCTAAGCCCTCTAATAGCCCCATATAGACGTTTTCTGTTTTAGGCAACAAATTGTCTGTGTTCAATCAATTAAGGCTTACATGAACCAATTGGCACGTCTTGTTTAAGTTCTATGTGTTCGTGCGTCATTGTGTTCGGTTCAAGTGTCCGCCCCTCTCGTACAGGTGTCCGTGTGTCAGGTGTCAATCCCCTTTCCCCCCAGACCC